CATTACAGATGCTCGGATTGGTGCAGATTCTGTCATTTTGCTGATGGCTACAGATGATGTATCTGCTACTGCTTATTATCCTTATCTAGCAGTTCAAGACGATACAGATCAGGCATAGAATCCATCATCTGATAAGAAGAATGATGTGCCACCATACTGAATAATTGAGTTTGCCTCATAGCATCCTTGGTTTCGACTAATATTATCGAACTGGAATACTAATGGACTACCAATGTAGCTCATCCGATGGATTGATCGATCCATAAATACTAGGCCAAACTCACCACCAGTAATGCCGACTACAGAGCCACCATCAGGAATATCTTGATAATCTGCTTGTGTAGTGGCTGAATTAGCCCAAGATGACTCATCACCCAATGCTGACCATTGAACTCGGCTTGGGTATACAGTAGAACTGTTGATATAGCCTGAGACCACAAAGTCTCGAACTACTGTTACATACCTTGCTTCTGGTGCATCGGATGCTAGGTCTTGGAATGTAGAACTAGTGTTTACATTGTAGCCTTGCAGTCTGTTTCCACCATTGGCTGCAATTAAGACATTCCCAAATTGAGTAAATCTCCACCTCTGATTCGATGGTGTTGTGTATAAAAAGGTTACTGTGCCTGTATCAGCAGTTGTTGGAATGTCTGCACCATTCTTTGTATAGGTAAATGTAGTGGTTGTTGGAACTGTTGCTATGGTTGCTGTTCCATTAACACCTGTGCTACTTGTTGCAGTAACTGTTACAGAATCGCCTACAGAATACCCATGAGCTGCTGATGTTGTAATAGTTACTACATTGGTTGTTCTGACTACATTGGTAATTGTTCTACTGGCCTTGACCACAGAATCCAAAGATAGGTCTGATGTGTCTAACTTAAACAGTTTTGTAGCACCACCAGCAAATACTGTGGTTACTCCTGCTGATGTTCTAGCAGCTACGACATTGTTTAGGTTTTCGGATGCTGCACCAGAGTAATCCTCATTGGCCTTCATAGCACCATAGCCAAGAGCTTTAGAAAAGACATTCTCTGCTCTTTGTAGGCCATTGGCTAAACCAGGTTGATCTGGTGTCCACTCTCCAAATGTTATTCTACTTATTGCCATTGTCCTGTTCCACTAGATATGTCTGTCCATGCAGTTGTAATGCTTGGGGTTACAGTCCATGCTTCTGAGCCTGATGCAATATCAGTCCATACTGTAGAAGTGGCTGCTTGTGCTGTCCAAGCCTCTGTTCCTGCTGTTTCGTCTGTCCAATTATCGCCTAATACTCGACCAAAACAATTGATTAGGGCAATGCCATTAACTGTAGCTACAGCACCATAAATTGCATAAGGATTTGCTGTAACTGTTGCAAATGCTGTAACTGTTCCTGTTCCTTGATACTCAACACCACCAAGGGCTGTTACTGTTGCTGTTGCTGAGATGCTTCCTGTTGATGTCCTAATCCGAACACCATCTGCACTAACTGTGCCATTTGCAGTAATTTCGCCTGAGCTTGTTCTAACTCGAATAGCATTTGCCGAGACTGAACCTTGAGCAGAGATAGACCCCACTCCTGCAAATATCCCATATCCATTAGCATTGACTGTAGCTGTTGCTGATACTGATCCAGAAGATGTCCTAACTCTGATTGCTTCTGCATTGACAGTTCCTTGTGCTGTTACTGCTCCAGATCCAAATCGGATGAGATATGCACTACTTGTTACTGTGGCATCTGCTGTAATAGATCCAGATGCTGTTCTTGTTCTAATGGCATCGGCTGTTACTGTGCCTGTGCCTGTAACTGATGCGACACCAGCCTTTATTGCATAAGCATTGGCATTGGCACTAGCATTTGCTGTAACACTAGCATCGCCATAGTAAATACAGGTGCTTGTAGAGTTCCATGCAGGATCGTCAAATGAAACAAGGATCTGTTCTAGTGTGCCGAACTGATCTATGTTGTCAATTGTAAAAGCACCACAGTAATCTGCTGGCATAGACTACTAAGCCAATGTTACTGTTAGGCTTCCTGATGCAATCTTGAAAATATCGCCTGTATCAATGGTTTTAGATGCATCTAGGGCTGTGTGGTAATACATATTGCCACTAGTAGAGGCATCCCAAATACCGATGTGGGTTACTGTTCCCCAAGAGCCTGTGGCCTGTGGGAATGTTACATCAGCACTAGTAGAGCTTGCACCATTGGAAGGTGAGCCAAATGTAGCTGCTGTTCGAGCATACGATCCACCACTAACCTCTGTGCCTGTTCCTGCATCTGTAGGATCGGCAGTATGGAGGCTTACATAGACTGTAGCAGGTGAAGTGAATGTGGTTGCTCGGAGAGTGGCATTGATTAGTGCATTCTCCAAATAATTCGACATTTCAGCCATTTTATTTCCTTATCGAGTGGTTACTTTCATTTGTAATGGAACACCAGAATACTCACCATTTTGGTCTGCATCCGAGATGTTTTTGATTGCCCGATCATACAATGTTGCCCAAGTCTGTGTTCTAGCATCATTGATAAGATATGGCTCTGCCTCTAGCAAAGAAGCATATAGCAAGGCATCAGGATAGTTTGCCAAAAAGACATTTGATGCTGTTGTATTCGATAGCACAGTCGGTTTGGCATAGTAGAGAATCTCTAATACATATGCTGTGTCTGGCTCTGGTGCTAACTCTAGCTCTGTGGCTAAGATTGTGTAAAAGTTTGGTTTGCCACTCTCATCTGCCCAGGCATCTCTTGTAAATGCACTAGGAGACAAATAGGTTAATGGCATCCTTGGATTGCCTTGGACATGGAGATCTCTTAACTCTAAGAAATCTGTCGGTAGTGCCACTTTGCCATCGCCACCTACTGTCGATGCAGTAGCCGACTTAAGCATCTGCCGAGTCCTAAGATCCCTAGAGAGTCTTAGCTCTGCAAAGCTAATAAAGTCTGGAATGACCGATGTCAAATCAGACCGACCTAGGTAGTTTGCCACCGAGGTCTTTAGATCGCTGTAATTCGTAAATGGCATATTAACCCTTATTCTTTAGGCAGTTCTATGTTCTGCCATCCATAAACATACTGTCCAATATGTCTGATTCCCTTCGATAGATCATGATCCACCCAGGTATCAAACCCTGCATCTTTTGCTTTGATGCAGAAATAAATATCTTCGCCTAGTAACTTATTATTACCGAGCTGCTCAAAGTAGAAGTAAGGCATCTCCATCTTTTCGATGACTTTCCTCTTAATCAGCATCACACCACAGCCAATCCCATCGACTTTGCCAATGCCTGACAAAGCATTGGAGTAGACAGGAAACCAATCTACAGAACCATCCTCATTGATCTTTAGGTTCTTAGCTGTCGGTTTTACTGGCTCAGATCTTGTTGTGGCATTGACTCCGATAATGTCTTTGTCATGAGCCATTAGGATCTTTAAGGTGTCCTTTGGAAACCGCATATCTGCATCTATAAACAACAGATAATCTGCTTTGATCTCCATCGCTGTCTTTACTAGGTTGTTTCTCTGATCGAATATCAGAGTTCCTGCACTAGTAAATAGGTCTATGTCATGCTTTGTGGTCTTGATGGTATATGCACACATCGCCACCAAATCAAATGCTGTAGCGACCTCCATCTGGCCTCTAGCAGGGATTAAGATTGCAATCCGACTCATACCTGACCTCCCCTAGTTCTAAATACTGCATTCTCAGGATCGTTAAGCCATTTCTTCATGGCATTGTGATCGACAATGAAGTAGCCTCTCATAATGCCTTTTTGGTTAAGGTCATTGATGATTGCTAGGGGTAGTGATGCTATTTTGTTCTTTGGGTCAAATGGTTGGTCTGACCACCCTGTTTTACCAGGGTTTTGGTTGTATTGAGCTTTTGTATGCTCTATGAAGTCGGTTAGGTCTGTTTGGCTATGGATGACAATGCCACCTTCGCCATCTCCTAATACTGTCCGAACTTCTCCATCTACAGTTTCTAAGTATTTCTTCACAGTTTGATCCACCTATCAGGTATTAAGTCGCTATCGTCTAGCCCATTGGTGAACCACTTTTTAGGAGCAATTACCTTGTTCCCATTTGCTAACCAAGCACCCCACCATCCATAAGAGCTATTCGCTATGATATGGTTTTTGAAGGATGAAAGCAATGCCATATCTTGCACAGGATCTGAGCAAGGCATGACTAAATCTGCCCATTCTAGGTTTTCTGCACACCACACAGGGTCATCTGAGAAAACCACAAAAAAGCCCTCAGGGAAGTTTTTTCTTGCCTCCCCATAGTAGGACTCATCTAGCTGTGCAAAAACATCAGGAAGGCTCAAATAATCGCCTCTGCGGACTGTTACTGCCACCATATCATCTGATATGCCTGTGGCCTTTGGTAATTTGAACTCTTGCCTAATTGTGTCGGCTATATGGTCAAAGTATTTCTCTGATTGCCAGTAGCCTACCATCATCCCTGATTGGGTTATTTCTTGGTAACTATGCTGTTTTTCCTTTATCGGCTCGGCAACATTATTTGTTACTTGAAACGATATAGGGAAAACCCCTAGTTCATACTTGCGATTCTTGTTTTGCTGATAAAAAGTGGTGTTCAACTCTAGGGTTTCCCCTAATATGGTTGCTGCACCTAGTCCTGCTGCATATTGGAACATCTGGTTTCCCAGACCTCCCATGATATAAACGATCATAGAAAAGAGGGTAGATTTTGTCTACCCTCTATTCTACTTATTATCTACCGAATATCAAGCAGATAAGTCGAAAGCTCCACCATGAGCAGCTTCGTTACGAACTTCCAAAGTCAATTCAGCCAAGATTTGTTTCTTCTCAGCATCACCTACTTTAGCGATGTCGTTGGTCTGGAATGGTCGGAGATATGCAAGAGCTGCATACTCAGGATCTAGAACCAATGCATCTCGAGTCCGCATAAAGCGATTTGGAACAATCTGCAATACACCAAAGTCGGACTGATAGAGATCAGCACCAGCTAGGATTGTTGCTTGACCGCTTGTTGGAACTTGATAACGCTGTGCAGCCAAACCTGTAAAGGCAGAAACTGTCTGCTTGAGAGCAGGAGAAACCATCAATACAGAAGGTGTGCCACCGCTTTCGAACACTTGCTTGATAACATCCTTGAGGATGGTCTCAGTAAATGTGCGAGTCGTTCCATCTGTGCGAGTAGAAACACCGATTGTTGTGGGATCGCCACCTGCTGTTGTGCCAGCAGAAACATTGGTGTTGCTCTTAATGTAAGACAAGAGTGAACCCATCTTGCGAGCTGCCGAACCAGACGAACCTGCTGTCTGACCTTGGTTAGCTGTGATGATGGTCTCGATGTCTCGCTTAATCTCAGCCGAGGCTTTAGCCAATTGGTAGGCCATCTCAGACTTACGACCAGCAAGGTCGGATGCCAAGAGAGTGCCAGAAACCATAACAGTCTTACCTACGATCTGTGTATAGTTACCGAGGCGAGTTGTTGGGCTGATTGTTGCTTCTGTAGCCGATGCACCTTCTACTAAAGCATTGCTTGTAGTAGCTGCTGCAAGGCTGTCTGTTTGCCACTCATGGTAAACCGATGTAGCTTTGGTTTTGCCGATAGAGGACATGATTGGAGTGTCGGTTGGGCTGATGTCATAGATAACATCGGTTAAGTCCTCTCGAGCACCTACTGCTGTATAGCGATCATATGCTGCCATTTTTATTTCCTTTTATAAGAATCGTTCAAATAATCGAGCTGCATCCTTTTTATTGCCAGTTTGGCGGAGTTTAGCTCTTTCCTTTTTTACTGTTTCATTCTCGGAACTCTGCGGATTAGATGTTCCTGGTCTCAAAGTCTTTGGAGCAGTAGCTACCTTTTTAGTGGTAGCCCCCTTGTTTGCCATCAACTTCTCATACTGCATTGCTTTATAGAGAGTCTGCACAGCTCGACTGTCGTAAACCTGAGACAACTCTTGATCGGTAAATCCGATGGACTTTGCATAATTGCGAATATCCCTGCGGATTACTTCGCCCTTAACATCATCCTTAAAATCAGGAATTGCCTCGATCAGTTTCTGTTGCTCTTGTTGGATGTGCTTTTGCAGAAGTGCCTGCTGATGAGTCATCTGTTCTTGTTGAACCCTCTGTCTCTCAGCTTGAACTGCTGCTAATTGCTTCTCCCTCTCAACTTTCTCTGCCATTGCAACTGCATAAGCAATTGGATCTTCTGTCTTTAATTGAGACAGATCTTCTCCTTGGTTTTGCTGTTGTAGCAATTTCTCGATGACTTGGAGTCGTTGAGCATAGGTTTCTCTGGTCTTTGCTGCTTCCTCAATCTTTACTCTTTCGGCCTCTACGACCTTTCTTTGCTCCGCTAAAGATTGGGTTTTTTTCTGATAATCGGCAGTCCTACTGTAACCATTCAAAAGCTCATCAAGGGTTACTTCCACTTCTTCACCAGAGACTTTAACTCGGTATTTGGGAAGTTCCTCTACTTCTTCTTCTTGGCTATCAGCTTCTTCTGCACTTACATCTTGCTCCTCGGACTCGGCTTCATCGAACTGGTATTCCACCACTTCTTCTGCCTGCACAGCTTCGGGTTGGGCTTTCGCCTCCTCGGTCTGTGGTTCAAGAAAAGACATAAATGCATTAGCTGCACCTCTTACAGATGTATCTACACTCCCTTGTGGGTTGGTGTTTTCACTCATTTCGACCTCTATGGTTGGTTAAAAAACCTTTATTCGCCTCTTGTCGATTTCGCCTTGATTAGCGATTGATCTTATAGAGGACTCAAATTCTTCTATAGTCCTTAGTTTGACTAATGCTCTTTCTCGACCTTCTACATCATGGTCGGATGAACCAAAAATATATGACTTATACACTTCCTTCTGATTGTTAATCAGTTCAAGGAAGAAGTCATCTAGTAATAAATTCTTAGCTCGGTCTACTTTATTCGTCATCCAGGAATCCTGACATCTCCTGTAATTCTAGCTCCGACTTGTGCTGCTTTCAACTGAGCTTCTGCTTGGAACTCTGCTGTCTTTAACTCTAAGTTTGCAGCAGCTTTCTCTCTTTCTAACTGAATCTGTGCTTGAGCCTTGGCTTTAGCAATCTCAATGTCATTTAGTGCCTTGGCTCGATCTACTTCGATCTGTGCCTGTGTCTGTGCCATTAGTGCATCCATCGCTGGATTTGGCATAGGCTGTTGTGGCTGTGGTGTAGAGAGCATCTGGTCAAGCTCTGGAGGAATCTCTTTGAAGAACTCGGCTGAGTCCTTGAATCCTGCTGCTTCGATAAAGCGACCTAATGTATTGCGATACTGACCCACAGATACTAACGGATTAGCAAAGCCTTGGGATGACAGAATCTGCTCTTGTTTTTGTAAAACCATTGCCGACATCGCCATCTGTTGATCTTTGCTACCAGTTCCAAGGCCTACATTGACTGTTAGATCATAGCTGTTCTTCCATTCTCTAGGATCAATCGAGGTATATTTGCCTCGAATCCGAACTACCCTTGGCTTGTCCTGATACTTTAGGATCAGATGGAAAATGCCTTCAAACAAGTCTTTAACACCAGTATCAGCAAAGATCCGAGCAATCATCTCAATCTTGCCTGCTCCAGCCTGTTGCATTGCTGCAATCGCTGTAGCTGTGGTATTTTGTAGAATGTTTGCATCTAAACCTTGGCTTGTCTGAGTTACTCCAGACCGCTTCTGTAGAACCTGATCCATATAGTCCAACATTGGGAAGGACTGTGCTGCTGTGGCAGGAACTACCATTGGGGTAACTGCACCTTGAGACTTGGTGCGGATGATGCCACCAGGAGCTGCTGTTAATAGATCGTCTAGGTTTACTTGACCATCTAGGGCTGTAACCCTAGGCATATTGGTCAAATACAGATTGTCTAGGATCTGCCGAGTAATGGTGCTCTTGATGAGCTGGATGTCCATTGCTCGATCTGCCAAGCTCTGACCAAAGAACTTATGAGGCATTGGGATTGGGCAAACACTAGCAAATGGGATGTGATCGGTTTCCTCATTGTCTAGGATCTGATCGCCTGCATAGGTTACTTTTCTTAGCTCGGCAATACCATCATCATCAAAGTCTGTCCGAATGTAGCACTCATAGACTTCTACTTCTTGCATCGAAAAGTCTAATGTCTGTGTCTCATCAGGCATTTCACCCTGACTAAACCTTGCTACTCTCTCAGGAGTATATGTAAGATCATTGTATGCAGGCAGTTTGTCTACAACATCTCTTGGATAACCCAAGGCTACCAACTCAGATCGAGTCTTAACTGTGCGATGGGCTACAAACCTTGCATTTTTTAAGGCTTTGTCTCTCTTAGCAATTAAGAACTCCTCTGGAGGAACATTCTCAATGCAGACCTTGCCGACACCTTTTTTCTTACGAACCACTACATTGTAGGAAAGGATTGGCATACCCATTGGGTCTACACCAACTTCCTCTGTCTCTTGGCTAACCAACTCCATTTGCCCATCGGCAAACATTAGAGTCAATTCATCAGCATTGAGGCCTTTGTATTCTTCTTTGGTTGGATCTTCTGCTTCTTCCCACCAGTATTTGACAATACCATTCTTTTGTAAAAGTCCATCCTTGAACCAATCATGCATTAGGATGACACCAGGATTGTCTTGGAAGAATGCTAGATTGACCAACTCTGTGGCCTGTTTAGCACCTTCTTCATCGCCTGGAAACTTTGGCTCGAACCTTGCCAACTCATCGGAGCTGGTAAAGATTCGGAGGAGCTGTGGCAAAGCACCATCGACTACTTCGGCTACTTCGCCTGTAACGATCTGGCTACGGCCTTCTACTTCATTACCATAGGGATAACGATTGTAGTAATTGATCGCCTTTGTTCGTTGCTCGACTGTCTCAGTCTCTACATAGCCGATAGCATCATCAATCTCTGCTTCGACTATGACTTTTAGTTTCTGTTCATCCATTTATACAATCCATGAAGTTTTTACTGTTATCGGTTGAGACCAAGAATCTGCACCTTCATCCAAAGCTACTGCTGCATATCTCCAAGCATCTGCTGCATGGGAGTTTTGGTCATGCAATGGTGTTTTACTAAACAACTTTGTATCGGGATCTACTTCATACCGATAATGCCTTAATGCTTGTAATCCTTCTGCACAGCGAATCTGGTCAAAATAACACCTATTCATCAGCATTCTAGCTGCATTGATACCATCTGCAATAGATAACTTTGGTGTAATTCTGATTGGCAAGCCCATATTCTGCATAATATCTTTAACAGATTTACCTGTCATATTCTTATGCTCGGCATCATGAGGCAGCCAATGATCTCTGTATGTATAACCTTTGGTTTGTAGAACTTGAACATAGTGATCTATGGTCTTTTGGCAGTTCTGGTAGAAGTCTACAACTCTAACCTCTCCACCAGGAACAGTTTGCACAAACCAAATGCTATTCAAATCTGACCATCCAAGATCCCAGAATGTAGATACAGGGATTGTTAGGTCTATATGCACATCTTTGATTCTGTTTTCTTCTTGAGCTTTTCTTAGCTCATTGGCATATACAGCACCATCTAATACTTGCCTTGTATTACCTTCCCAGACATTGAGATAGGCATCTAGGTCTCTTTCTTTTAGATCGTCTTTCTCATCCTTAAGAACCTGTGGAAACCAAGGATTGTCCGACCAGTTTACTTTCTGCACTACAGCATTTGATGGAGGATGCACTACAAACCGCTTGTAGGTCTCATCGCTATCTAACTCAGGATTGAATGTAATCCAGATCTCTGATCCTTCTTTTCTAATGGTTGGAATCAATGTATCCCAACTGGACTTTGATACTGTCTGAGCCTCCTCGACCCAACAAAGATCTACACCCTCAAAGGATTTAATCTTTGTAATGTTGTGCTTTAGTCCAGCAAACAAGAACTCTGTGCCATTCTTGCCATAGATAACTGTGTTCTGTATCTCATAGAAAGGCTCTATGCCGATTGTTTTGATCTGGTCTGCCAATAAAGCATGAACAGAATCTGTAATGGAGTTCTGTAGTTCCCTGGCACACAGAACCCTAATAGGCTTATGTATGCCAATCGTTAATAGTGCTCTTGCAACTCCCCAAGACTTTCCAGATCCTCGCCCACCATACAGAACTTTGTATCTGCTTGGCTCGAACAAGAATCCTAGTTTTTCTGGAAACTCTAAATCAAGCTGCATCAGGCTTTCTTAAAACAATGTTTACTGTATTAAGAGTTTCAAACAAACCACCATCTGCACCAGTTATCTCTGTGGACTGAACAGGCTTACCATCCATCCTGTCCATGATTTCTTTTACTGCCCAAGGCTCTCCATTCTCTGCCGACTCTACTAACTTGTCGGTAATTTTTCGGAGTTTCTTCTTGTCCTCTTGGACTAAGGCTATGCGGAGAGCATCATAAAAGAGCTTTCCCTTTTTGCCATTTTGATTGCCAACAGGAGCACCGCCTTTATTAGTTGGCTCAACTTCTAAATTTTTGTTTTCTGTAGAGTTTTCCATTCCATTCCCTATGGGTTGATGGTTGATGTGTTGTTATTCTACAACATTTAATGAACTGTGGGTCTTTTATCTATAAAGTAAATCTCATAGCACTTTAGCTGATTGGATAGGTCTATCAGGAATTTGTAGACTAACCTTAGTTCATCTGCTTTGTGCTGGAAACTGTCAAATCTTTTAGGGCAATTGGATATTTCTACAACTGCTACATCTTCTGCTGCCATCTCACCATTTTTCTCGGTTCGACCAATATGCCGCAGACATCTTTCCCTTCGCTATGTTTTTAGCATGGCGAGCTTTGAATGACTTTCTCCTAGCTTTGTCGGACTTTGATTCGCCTTCTTTGGCAGGGCTACCACTTACTCCTTGCTGACCAAATCGGATTGTCTTTACTTTATCGCCTTCTTTAGCGACTACGACATGGCTTTTAGTAGGATGGTTTGGTGTCCTTTTGGGCTTATTGAATCCTGCAACACCCATCCTTTCAATAATGCCTGCTGCCTCTCGGACTTTCATTTCTTAAACCGAGCTGACTTGCCAGCTTCGCTGAGTGCGATAGCAATGGCTTGTTTCGGATTCTTTACAACTTTCTTAGACTTACCAGAGTGCAACTTGCCCTCTTTGTATTCGCCCATTACTTTGCCGATTTTCTTTTCAGCTTTGGTCATTTTCATAAAGATTCCTTAGATCATATTTGCACCAGATAAGTGGTGCTTCTTCTGCATCTGCCATACCTTTGGCGATATGCTGTTGTATAGAAACAACAGTAGCACCAAGGCTTGTTAATCCATCTGTCATATCAGGGTAAACCCTAGTCTTATACAAGAGTTCATTTCTCTTGCAAGACTCAGACTCCCCTTGTGGAGTGTATCCATTGCTGTCATGGTCTAAAGCTATGAAAGTTCCATCTCGATAGCCTATGGCTAAACCAACAGACTCTAGTCTTTTGGCTAAGTCGGTGTCCTCATAACCCCATCCCCAATACTTATTGGAGAATCCATTACAAGCCTCATAGTGCCATTTTTTCATTAAGGCTACTGCTGCTAGTCCATATCGCTGTGCAAGGACTACTCGATCTGTTCCATGCCCTACTGGTCTTTTATCTAGCCCATGCCAGACAATTCGGCTTGGCAAGGATGGATCGCTGTAATCTGCCCACATCGGCAGATAATCTACATCATGAAAGCAAACATAATCAATCATGCCAGCAATCGCTGTATAAGCATGATTTAGTAAGACCCCCTTGTTAAAGGGTAGGTCATCGGTCTGTTCTGCAATACAGAACAAAGGCTCTATATTGGTGTTTCTGCGAAAAAAGCTGACAGTATGGGGTAGCATCTTGGCTAGATGCTCCTCTCTGTTTCGGTAGGGGATTATTATCCCTAATCTCACTTCTTCTTTGGTTTCGCTGTTTTTGCTGCTAGTTTAAATGCCTTGGCTGTTGGAGCACCTTTAGTGCCTGGCTTTCGCATCTTTTCCCCAGATCCTTCGGCTATTCTCTTTCGCTTTGCTGCGATGTTTGCATAAAGACCATTCTTCAATCTTCATACTCCTCAGAATCTTCGGACTCATCTTCCATTTCTTCTGAGCCTTTAGCTTCCCAAGCCATACAGCCATTCTCACCCATGCATACAAAGTCAAAAATAGCACAATGACCCATGTCTTTGCCGACACCGCATTTGGTCATTTCTTCGCCTGTTTCAAAGTATTCACAGGCTTTGCATTTTCCTTCTCCATCTTTGCGAGCACCATATTCGGCTGTCAAAATGGCTTTTTTCTTGTTGCCTTTGTTGATGTCTGCATCCATTGTAGAAAGTGGGCAGCTAGACATATCAGACTCTAGGAGACCGCCTTCTTTCTTTTCAGCCATCTTGGGCTCTTTACCCAATAGACCAATCATTATTGACATTCCTTTGTCTTTCATATGTCCTCACAGAAATTTTGGGTGCACTATCCCAAGGAAATTATACATCTATTTTTTGATTCTACAAGATGAACAGATAAACTTTTCATTCAGACCATTGTTGTATATCTGAAAGATCCCACTCTTTGTTATTTTCTTTTGCTGACAGCTTGAGCATACCCTCATAGTGATTACTTTTGGCTCTCTTGTCGAGTTGGTCTTGGAGTCTTTTTCTT